TCAATCGACAAATCATCATTGATTTTAAAATTAGTCATTTGTCGCAAGAACGAGAGCGCCATTCGCCGCAGTATATCAAGTTTAATAAGGGACACAGTGGGCGCCGTGCCTAATTGACGCTCCACAAGACTTGTATAATTAATATATGTAAAGTAAGTTGCAAGTTTAATAATGGTGCGCTCTTCAAATGTTTCATCAGAAAATGTAGAACTTTTAATATTGTCAATAAAAATTTGTGATGTTTGTAAATCATTAAAAATTTGTTCATCACTTACATATTCTACTGGTATATCAGCCAGCCCAAGTTGAACATCCAGTATACATTCTGCTAAGTTAATCGCCATAATATTCCTCTCATTTCGGATAAACCAATATGAAGAAAAAAATATAGGTGTTCAAGCAACACCTGTCAATTTCGAAATGTAATTAGATGTCGTTCCACCAGTGGTTGTGGGGATGACAACTGTTTTGAAGTACTGTGTAATTAGAAAGCCATCGCCCACACCCTCCATACGATACTGTTCTGCACCGGGGATCTTTGACCCGTCATGCGTAAAGTGAGTTCCCATGCGCATTGTATTAACAGTTGCAAGTGAAGTTGTGGTTAACTGACGAGTGGGATAAAGACCAATTGAATACTCTTTCTTTACCCATGACCGCAGAGACTCCTGTACATCACCAATCTGGAGTGGCTTACCCATGTGCCCAAAGAGTGCAGCCGGATAGAAGAAACTAATCTGATTAATCTCTGAATCAGTAATAGTTGTATTGGTCAGAATCTTACCAATTGCATTTGCAATGTCAGTCGCCGGATCTGCACCAGCAGAAGCCCATGTAGCCGTAGCTGCGGTTGTCTGACCTGCACCAGTTGAGAGCGCAGTGAAAGTTTCTGTGTCTTTCTTCCAAGCAAGCCCCGCTGCCGCACCATCAAGGGAAATCTGCATCTGTGAGTTCTGAATCTGACGAGCCTTGGTTTCATCAGTAAGGAACACGGGGATCTGATATTTCTTAAGACTGCCCGAAATTTCAAAGGTCGGCATATTCTTAATGCCCGCACGAGACCCTTCGGCGATTTCTTCCGCCTCAAGATACCACGACTCAGGAATTACAAACTTGTAATCCAGCCCAGCAAGACCCTGTTGAGGAATTGCCTTTGAAGACAGGAGCATCTCATCTGCTTTCTGATAAACAATCTGTTTAATAATATTTTCAAGTGAGATATCTGCATCAGAGGTTGTTACACCAAAATTATGTTTTTCCATTTTAATCACCTTATGCACTCGCTGTATACTGGTTCACAAGTACTTTAATATGCTTGGTTGATGCGGTTGCACCATCATTCTGTGCGGCTGCTTCGAGAGCAATGCCGACAATCTCGCCAGCAGCGCTCTTTAAATCGACTTCACCATTTGCAACAGTTTCGAGTGCCTGACCAATAGTAATTGCTGCATTGGTTGCAATAAGACACATCTCAACTACATTGCCGTTAATAAGAGGAAGCACTGCAACCTGAACATCGGCAACCGCAGTTCCAGCAAGATTTTCACTGGACTTCATTGCGTAGCCATCGGGACGCTCACCCGCACCACAAAGTTCCATCTCATTCGCTACTGTGTTTTTCTTAAGCAGAATACCAGCATACTGAACTGCTGTATTCATGTTATATGATACACCGGGTGACTGCACCCCTGCAATAAATCCGCCTGCCATTTTAATTCACCTTTATATATTTTCTAAATTGTTCGCCAATACCATTGGCTTTCATAAGTTCATTAAGTTTATTCACCGAGTCGGCTACTGGCATTGGAGTTACAATACTTGCTGCCGGTGTCGTCACAGGTGTAGTCTTAAGCATATTCTCTTTAACTGTACTGAGCACAGAAATACGTTGCTCGGCGGTGAGATTAGCACCAATCTTATCAGGTTCGTGCATCCCAATACCTTTCAACTCATTAACAATTGAATTTGCTTTTTCTGTAAGGAGTGCTTCATATTTAATTTTATATTCATCATTTACAGGTGCAGCAGCCGCCGTATTCAAAACGGGCGTTGGTAACACTGGCACCGAAACTGGCGCAACCGCCTGTGCTTCAAAGGTCGCCACTTTATCAGACAACACTTTAATTTCAGCTTTAAAGTCCGCTTTAATTTTTTCAATATCAGATGCACTAAATGTAACAGCCTCTGGGACTACTGTCTCTGTTACAGGCATAAAAACATAAGTGCCATCCGCATTGGATTTCATTGTAAAATTTACCATTATATTACCATCCTCAAACATTTTTGGAGGCTCTTTATTAAATTCAATATAATGAGCCTTTAAATGATTATACACACTTTTCTTATCTGTTGTGGGAATATTAGACTGATTTAATCGAGCCATAGCATTACTAATTGCATTCCAATTCACAGCGTGACTTTTGGGGTCATGATGTGGAAATTTTAAATCGCCAAATTTTTCTGGCGGCATATTCGCCGCATAAGCAAAATGTCCCGCAATAGAGCGTTTATCTGTGTTGCTTAAATCAGTCCAACCTGTGCTGGTGAAATCTTCAAGCGATGGTTTGTTCCATGCCTTACTAGTTTTACTATATTCCCAAGGATGTGTTGGCATACTAAATGCCACAAGTTCTGTTGAGACTTTTGTACCACTAATTGCAGGATTACGAACAAACGCACTACCCGTGATTATACCACTTATAAAATTACCATCATTATCTTTACCAAATTCAATTTCTGGCGATATAGAATTGAAACCATCTGATACAATGCGCGACTGTTTATTTGGGTCAAATACAAAGCCTTCATACAATATAGTATCATCGACTTTATTATAACCTAATTTATATAAATAGCCACACGCATCTCTATCATCGTGTGTAAGATAAGTTGGGGAAAGAGTAGGAGACTCAGAAAAGATTTTTTGACACAGTTCAGGTGTGAACGGAATCGTTTTACCTTCCCTACTCGTGAATGTTCCCGGTCTTGCTGTGACACCAGATACCCTCAACACATGTGAATTTCTCCACTCTATAGGTACATTATCCATAGTGTTCACCAAAAACGAAACTTTAAATACAAATATTACATTGTATTTGATAATATATAAATACTATGTTAATATTATCATTCATTTACATTTCTTAATATTTTATTTGACTCATCGCGCTGATGGGCTTCATCTGATTCAGGCGTATCTGGATAGTTCCCATCACGCTCATCACCGCCCTTAACTATGTTAGCCGTTGACTGCCCCATAGACGTTTTCGGTGGTAAATAAGGCTTCTGTGTTTCTGTGCGCGGCTGCTTACCAACTTCTTCACGCAGCTCATCTTCAGTAAATAGTCCCGTCGCCACATCAATAGCCAACTGTCTGTGTGCCTCCATTGCAGATGCCGCCAATGTAAGTTCAATTTTAATATCAAGTTTTTCTACAGGGAAGGCGGGGTCTATCTGTTTAAGACGTTCTCTAATGATAAATAACATGGCAGGCTTAATCTTCTTTGCTATCTGCACTACTTTGCTCGACACATAATTGCTAACAACAAGTTCCGACGCATAAGAGCCAGCGCCTTTACCATTAACAGTAGATGGCGGCACATTTAATGCAGTCCAAATGTGGTCTTCAATTTGACTGATAAGTGCATTAATTTCCATGTGGGCGCCCATCTCGCCACCAACTTGTTTAATATCTACTGTATCAAGCGTCACATAACCTTGGTCGGCAGCCTGCTCACTAATGCTGCGCACATATGTTGACATCATTGTCTCGGCGTCAGTCTTTGCCGCAGCACGTTTAGCAGCCCACGATGCCCCATCATATTTATCTAATGAATACACATCGGCTTTAATACTATGGTGTTCACGCGGGATACTACGAGACCGTGCCAACACATCAAGAATAGTTATCTGACGTTTCCACCACACGGACAACACGGTGCGATGCAATGGCGATATGGCGTAAATTCCATAAGTACGCCGCCCCATAATATCCGTGCATATTTGTGGCGTATCTTTATATTTAATATGAATAAATTTATTTTTTGGGTATATCTTACGTTCAAATATATTAAGACCACGCTCATTGACTACCAAATAATTTGCATATGTGTGTATAAAAGTATTATCTACATTATTAATTTCTGATTCATCTTTCACAAATGATACATACTCGGTGGGCAATATAGTCAGTGTATTGTCATCATTAATTGCGAGGTATGCATTACCATAAGTCATTAACATTTCTGCCAGTGCTTCAAACTGATTTTGAATACAAACATTTTCCATAATCTCATTAGCGACCATCAACATACGAGTCTCTAACTCATCTGCTTCTTTGCCCATTTTAACAGTGCAGCCTACCACAGACTGCGCGACCAGCGTGCTAATGCGGTCTATAGCCCCACCAATTTCTGGTTCCCACGCTAGAAACTGCGCGTAGACCTCGTTGTCACTCATGTTCTGGAACGCCGTGAGGTCTGTAATTTGCCCCACAAGGTTCGTGGTTATACGCTTCTGCGCTACGATTTGTGTCGAGCCCGTTGACGTATTTCCTATATTCTGCCCGAATGACGCTGTTAATTTACTAAATCCTGCTTTAATTTTTTCAAACATACTTCACTTCCTTAAAATGTTTTTGCCATTATAAAATTACATTCATTAGGATTGCCATTCATTTCGTTTAAATGCCACACGACATTTGCTACACAGTCTGCTGTATCTTTTGAATTATGTACAAACACACCAGCCAGCAATGCAAAGTTATTCCACTCATCAACTTCTAAATCATATACTGGAATTGGTTCATCTAATGTTATCTTATAAATATTATAACCATCACTATCAGTTGTTAAATTACATGGCATTAACCTATCAACATAACATCGTAATTCATTTGCCTGTTTATAGGTGCCATCACGCAACATAAATAGATGTTCTGGTGTGCATTTAATAGATGCCCCGCTATCTAAAATGATTTCATATAATTCTGTAATTACTTTTGTTTTTCTACCACGAGCCTTACCAGCCTTGGGATTTCCATCTTTGTCACACGACAAAACAACGACCTCTTTGTTTTCAAGTTCTGATATCTGTGGCGTCGTGCCATCTAATAACACGACTCGTGTGTCACCAGTGAAACAACCATTAAGAGGATGGTCAACGTTAGGCTTTGCACCACCCTTCACAATAAGTTGTTCCATTTGTAATTTTAAATCTTGGTCATATACAATATCTAATTTGTCCGTGTTCATTAATGAACGCACCAAGTCATATTCATTTTTCTTTACTATATGCTGCTTTACAATGAGCCCCATATTCATTACTTCCTCAACAATGTCGGGGAACATCCACGTGTCTGTGACCAGCATATACACTTGGAGCGGCGATATAGCACGTATTATAAAAGACTTTATCATACTTGGCTTGATGATAACGTCGCCATCCTTTCGTGTAAATTTAATTGCACCATCCACAACGAAGCGGTCATTGTGTTTATAACCTACCGCCACGCCGAACGAGTCATTACGCACGGCGGGGTCTATTGCCATAATGCGAGGGTGACGCGCCTCTGGCACCACGATGGGGTCAAGCAGCACATTACGCATCGTCTTTAGTTGGACACCATCGGGAAACGCCACGCCAGACCACATGCTTGGCTCGCAGCCATAGTCACGCCAGAAGGTCGGCATATCAAATTTAAATTCTTCCATTAACTGGTCTTTAGAAATGTGCGGGTTAACTTCCCATGTAGGCAATTTATATGCCAACGTTGTGTCTTCATATTGTGCTTTATTAAGAAGCGTCGATGTTATACTTGTTGATGACATTAATGATGATAATACAAAAATATGTCCATCCATTCCTAAGGTCGCAGTCGCCTTACTAATTGCGGCATAAACTTCCTGCGCGCCCAACTTGCTTGTTGTCTCAGCAAAAAGATCCATTTCGTCAAAGAAAACAGCCTTACTAGTAGTGCCACGCCCTGTATTAGCCCATGAAGAAAACGGTTTTATTACTACATGTTTAGATGGCGATATTATTTCGTCGGTCTTCACATGCCAGTCTGTCCACGATTGAACCCAGTCACTGCTTTCTAACATGTTTTGAATATTATAAAATACACCATCTGTTACCTGTCGTTCGGATGGCGCAATAACTGGCACAAAGATTGGCTGCCCGCGAAGCAAATTATAATAGTCTGATGGATTTTCAAGACTACATATATCAAAAAACTCATAACATGCTAGCATACCGCCAAGCGCCGTCTTACCACTACGCATCCCAAGCCCAAGCACAAGTTTTTTATAATAAGGATTTTGCAGACCCTCATATTTATGTTTATAAAATGCCCTTGTTATTTCAGCCTGCTTTGGAAACATCGTAGTATTTAAAACATTTTCTATAAACCACACTGGGTCATTACGCCCACGCACCACCGTGGTAACATATTCAAGTGTGTCTTTTGATAATGACTCTGCATTACTTAAATTAACTTTTTGTTTTGTCATTATTTCCCCAACAGTTTGCGTTGCGTATCAATAGTCTCAAGAATTTTTTTCTGACATTCGGGACACGCCTTATTTGTAATTGTATTTGTAAGCGTCAGTAATATATTACGCAATTCTAATACATTCTGCTCCAGCTCCGCCGTGTTATCATTTGTAATTACCTTAGTAATATCACCGAGCAGACGCAGCGTCTCACGGATTTCTTTGGTCAGTGTGGTCGCCGACCGTATTGATTCGCTGTCCACACGCCCGCTACCCATAACTTCATCGAGCATCGAGTTTAAATCGCTGCCCATCTGGTCGAGCCGCGCAATGTAAAAGTCCTTGCTATATGTGCGATTATTTTCTTTGGCGCCCGTGAACGAGTCCGTGTGTTTGAATAGATGTTCTTCCACATCCGCCTTTGACATATTAAATGCCACTTGTGCCTCTTTAATTGTTTTATTACCGAGCGCGAGCGCTTCGCCCCATCTCCCGCCACGCTTATCTTGGCATAGGCGGCACTTAGATTTTTCCATTTTCTATCACCTTATGACACACGGCGATGAGTTCCTCTAGCGCCACCACATATTCGGCGTCATATGCCTTCTTGTCCCGCAGTTTATTAGTAAAATTAATGACCGTTCGGCTATTCATTTCTGACACGCGCCCGTGCTATAAGTAATAAATGGCGCCGCA